AGGCTCTTTTATTCAGGAACCGTGTAGCATTCATAACACTTGAAATGTCCGCCGACGAGGTTGCTGAAAGACTTTATAAACGCTTGACAGCAACCGGTAGTAAGGATGGTGAGTATCTGTTCCCGGTTTTTGATTGCTTGAAAAACCAAATTGGTTCCTGTTTAAGAGTTGAGAGAACAAATCATGTAAATTTGAGGATTGAAGGGGAGGAGAAACCGACGTATGCCCAGGCTAAAAATTATAAAGTCTGTACCTACTGTCGAGATAAGTTTCCAAATGAATTCATACCTGAATATTGGGTTACCCCAGTATTGAAAAAGAAACTTGGCTTTCCCATAACAAAACGTGTTCTTTCTTCTTTCTCAACTATGTATGGAAGGAATTTGAGGGTTCTGTCATACCCAGCTTATGAAGCAAACTTGTCCGGGGTTAGGCGGGATCTTGACGTCTTGGAATTCTCAGAGGAATTTATACCGGATGTCATCATTATTGACTACGCGGACATTCTGGCACCGGAGGACCGTAATTTAAGTACAAGGGATCGATTGAATGAGACATGGCAATATTTGAAGAACCTTGCAATGAAGAAACACTGCCTTGTAGTAACAGCCTCTCAATCGAATCGGAATTCTTTTGAGAAGAAGCAGATTGGTGCGGTTGACGCCGCAGAGGACATCCGTAAGATGGCTCATGTTAATGCCATGATATTTTTGAATCAAACTCCTGTTGAGAAAGATTTCCAGGTCATGCGGTTGGGGTTCTTCTTCCGTCATAAATTCTTTTCCGACTCCTTCCAAATTCAAATAACAACTCAGTTAGACACAGGACAGTTCATTCTGGATAACGAACGGTATAGGACAAAATAAATTTTCAGAGTATTTTTACCGCCTCTAAGGATACTATGCTATAATAAGAGTGAATGGAAAAGGAATAGAAACGGAAAGCACACATTCACTTAAAACAGAAAGGAGAACAGAGATGCCAGTACAGAAGCCAAGTGAGATTGATGTCAACCGGTTGAGGGAAGCTATCAAGATTACAAACTCTCTTCCCTTCATTGAGAAACGCCTTCGCTCCGCAGGGGTCACCACGGAACAGATGAGGGATTCCTTCCTAACCACGATCGAGAAGCTTAGTGACGCCGATCTTGCGAAAATCCCCGCGGCCGTTGGAGACACGTACAATATCATTGCAGGAACAGCACAGACGGAGCCAGAGGTAACTAAACCAGAAAAGGAGACGGTAAAGGAGGAGCCGGTCATGACGAAGAAGAAGAACAGGAGAGTCAAGAAGACGGAGCCGAAGGAAATTGGGAAAGAGGAACCGGTGAGCGAGGAGAAAGCCCCGCCGAAGAAGGAGAAGGAACCGACGAAGGTGGAGAAGACGCCAACGGGGAGAGCACCGAAAGCGGAGACCACGAAGGGCATGAGGAGAACTGAGGCCTACGCCAAGATTCTGAAGGGAGCCAAAGCCCCTCTCACCAAGAAGGAGATCAAAGATAAGATGCTTACACTCTTCAAGGGAACGGAGAGCGAAGCACAGTTTGCCGCCTCCCTCTACTCCCAGGTCCTCATCGACATGGGTTTCGCAAAGCTTGATGAGGAGGGGAGGGTATGCCTTCTGAAATAAAGAGGGATCTCCCGGACACTATAACGGAGAAACACACAATTGATGGGCGCCAAGTCTTCTACGTAAAAAGAGAAGACTTGGCGTGCCCTTCCCCCGGACCGCCTTTCGCAAAAGTCCGGGGGCTTTACCCACGTCTTTTATCATTGAAAAAGAGAGGGGTGACTCATGTTGGCTATATGGAAACTTCTGTTTCAATGGCGGCATGGGGCATCTCATACTTCGCAAAAAAGTTAGGCATGAGCGCAGTCATCTATATGCCTCATTACAAGGACGGGTTCAGGGACGAACAAAAAGCTCAGGTCAAAAAATGGAAACGGTGGGGTGCTGTAATCACGCCCTTGGAAAAACCAAATCGATTATCCATCAATTATTACCGTGCTAAAAAAATGTTCCTTCAGGAATACCCTCAGGGGGTTTTTCTTGAACATGGAATTCCATTACAAGAGACAATAACTTCCGTTTCCGAACAAGTCCGTTTGCTCCCGAAAGAAGCGGTTGGCGGGACTATTGTTATGTCCATTGGGAGCGGAGTAATGTCTGCGGGGGTTATTGTTGGAATGAGGAAATATTTCCCAACAATAGATTACGACCTTTGGGGAATATTAGCCGCTCCAAAAAATGCAGCGCTAAAACGTTCTCAGATCATGAGATTGTCAGGAATTAAAATGCAATCCGGGCTCTTCAAAGATTCGTTGGTCAGCCTGTTTATCAAAGATGATGGGTATGCTTATACCCAAAAAGAGTTGTGCCCTTGCCCATTCCCTTGCAACCCTTATTATGATCGGAAAGCGTTTCGTTGGTTACGAGATAATATTCATATGCTGAGGAAACCGGTTCTCTTTTGGAACATTGGCGCTTAATTAATGGAGGGTTTGAATGAAAAAGACTACAAAGGAAAAAAAGGAAATCTCCATAATTCTAAACGGGATTGAGGGTCACCCACTCAAAGTCGATTCCGTATTGAAAATTCCCGGTTCCATCGTTTATATGCTATCCTCACGAGTTAAATTCATGTCCCTTGATGCATTAAAGGTGATGATGCACAACATCGCCGATATTGTTGAAGAAGCGAGCGTGCTCTTCAAGATGGGAGGGGTTTCCGTTACACGATATGCGAAGTCTATTCGTAAGAAGGCGGATCTTGCAAAGGACACAGAAACTTTATTTTCCTATTTGTATGACCAACTTCTTGCATCAGAACATCTCAATACGCTCCCCGGTTTTGGATATGTGACTTTTGAGAAGAATGAAGAAGGGGGATTGAAAATAAAAGGACGTTATATGATTAACCCTGAAAAAAGCGGGGTTAATTTTCTTTAGGAGGAACAAATGGGGGGACTTGGTTTCAAGCCAGATTTGTTTAGAAAAGCAATTGACCATTACGGGGTTTGGCCGGTGACCGTTTGGGACTTGAATTATTCCGGCAAATTTATGCAGGCATTAAAACAACAGATAGGGGATGTCTGCGAGAACAGAGCCGGTTCCGGCTCCCTTGGTTACCAATCGAAAAATAAAAAACAAACACGGAAAGGGTGCTTCAGCACAGAAAGAGAAGATACAAAAAGTGTCTATGGGGGAAAGATAACGGAGTCCATCTTCAACCCTGAGACTGCCATTTCCATATTGAAATTGTATGCCCCAAAAGAGGGCGTTGTTTACGATCCGTTTGCCGGCGGTGGAACAAGGGCCATTATCTCGGCTAAATTTGGATTGAAATATACTGGCGTCGAAATTCGTAAAGAAGAAGTTGATGCTGTGATTGAGAGGTGCTGTGCAAGCGGGGTTAAATCCGGTGAGGTTGTAATTTACCATGCTTCCAGCACAAATGTCCCGCATATCAAATCGGAGTCCGCCGACTTCCTGATAACTTGTCCGCCTTATTATGATCTCGAAAAATATAAAGGGGGGGAAGACGATCTTTCTATGCTTCCTACTTATGAAGCGTTTCTTGATTCCATCCAGGCCGTAATTCAAGAATCTTACCGTATTCTTAAACCGGGCACAACTTCTTGTTGGGTTGTTGGCCTTCATAGGGATAAAAACAAGGAACTGCTCTGCCTTCATCATGATATTGCCAAGCTTCATAAAAAAGCCGGGTTCTTTCATAAAGAAGAAGTAATTCTCCACATGAAAAACACGGGCGCAATCCGGAGGGTTGGTACATTCGAGGAAGGTTCTCATCATTTAGTGAGATCGCATGAGTATTTATTGGTCTTCGAGAAAAAATAAGGAGGGAGATATGAGCGTTAGAAGTAAATCAAACGGGGCCGCGTTTAGAAAGAAAAAAGAAGTCTCCGAAGCAGGGATAGTTGGTAAAGAATATAAACGTATTGTGGAAAAAGGTGAACAGATTAAAAAGGGGGAAGAATTAAAGAGGCAGAAAGAGATCCCGGTTTTATTGAAAATTATTGAGGACACCGAATTACCCCCAAATAAAAGGGGCACTATTAAATACCGAATGACCGCGGAATTCACAAGATTCCATGTTGATAGTGAACCAGCCATTTCATTCAAGACTGTATTCCCAACAGCCGCTGAACGTATTAGGTTTTATAATAAATATGACCCTGATGCACCAGAACATGGGGGGTCAGTAAGAATATTTACCCATTTTAGTGCTACAGAAAAAAGGGAATCTAAACAGGAAAGGAAGAAAAGACTGGCGGCTGAAGAAGAATACAAAAGAAACCATCTACCAAAACTAACCAGCGGTCTTTTTCAACAGAAGACTGGTGCTAATGCTGAGCCCGAAGCAAACGCAAGTGACCCAATTGAAAAAATAAAGCAAGTAAACGATACTATTCCAAAAGGGGTTGTAAACCCAACCAAACACATTTCAACTATTGAGATTCCTTTTCGTGACCCCGAAGTCAGGAAATGGGTTCTTACAAATGCAAAGGGTATTTGCGAATTATGCGACCAAAAGGGTCCGTTCGTTACTAAATCGGGACGTATTTTTCTTGAGGCACATCATGTGGAAGGGGCCTCCAATTTTGATACACCAAATACTACTGTCGCTTTGTGCCCAAATTGTCATCGAAAGTGTCACTATGCCAACAACGCTGATTTAGTAAAAGAAGAATTAATAAAAAAAGTGGACAGACTTCAAATTAAATAAGGAGCCCCTATGGCAAAAAGAGGGTTGTTTGATAAAGGCGCCGATCATGAGGCGTCCGGGGTGAGCATTGCTTCTTTGAAAAAGTCGAGGGAGGTTCGCAGGGATTTCATTGTTAAATACGGGAGCATTCCCACTTCGATTTTGGTTCATGATAGACATCAAAAAGCGATGGATTTAATTCGGGATGGGTTAGAAGAAGCACCTGAAAATGGCAGAAGCTATGAGAAGTGCCGGTTTGTTACAGGGGACCCTTTGTTGGATCAGGAATCAAACTTTTATCTTCGTAATCGGTCTGTGAGGAAAGGTAAATCATATAAATCGAAAAGGTCATATGGAAGCGGGGATTATAAAACCGGTGACCAAGCTTTAGATAATACCGGGTTTGGCGCACGGGGTCATTTTGTTCGGCAAAGTTCCGGAGTAAGAAATGACCCAACGCAACCAGCACCCCTCTCATCCTTTTTTCAAAATATCGGACGATTGATGATTGATTTCTATTGCCCGGAGGGAGGGGTTGTTTATGACCCGTTTGCAGGGCACAACAGTAGAATGGAGCTCGTTTGGAAAAGCGGTCGCCATTATATTGGAGTGGATTGCTCTGCCACTTTCATGCACGCAAATGAAGTCATTCGAGACGTCCTTTTCAAAAGGAATGAACAGGCTGTAAAAAAGAACGATGCAACTGTTAAGTTGATATTGGGGAGCTCCGCCAAGGTTGACTTACCGGACAATCACGCGGATTTCACAATCACATCACCCCCATATTATAACCTTGAATGGTATGGAGATGAACCTGAACAATTAGGTAATGCGCCAACGTATGAGAAATTTCTCGAGCTGTTAAAAAGTCATGTAGCTGAAAACTTACGAATTCTTAAACCCGGTGCTTTTTGTGCGTGGTTCATAAACGACTTCCGTTTGGATAAAATTTTCTACCCTTACCATATGGACTTATACCGCATTTTCGTTGAGGTTGGTTTTAAACCGTTCAATATCTATATTGTGGATCTTGGAAACCCCATAACACAAGCGTTTGTTCAATTCATTATTTCATCAAAGATATTCCCTAAAAGGCATGAATATTGTTTGCTGTTCAGAAAAGGGGGCGAATGAGCTACAAATTAACAATTCTGTCCCTTGGCGCCGGTGTTCAATCATCGGTTCTGTTTCTCATGGGTTGTAAAGGGATGATTCATTTTGACGTGGCCATATTTGCTGATACAGGTTGGGAGACGCAAGCAACTTATAAACATCTTGTCTGGTTAACAGAAATAGGAAAAGTAAGTGGTAAAGAAATTATTAAAGTAGCGGCTGGAGATGTTAGAAACGGGCGGTTTGTTCCAAAATACAGGGGAACCTACCCACTTATACCAGCTTACACAACAAATGATAAAGGAATTCTCCGTTGTTTAAGCAGGTGGTGTACTTACCATCATAAATTAAGGCCCATTGAAATAGCAATCAGACAGCTTTTGGGTGTTAAACCGAAAAAGAGTATCCCCGTTGGAGCGGCAGAAAAAATTATGGGCTTTTCTTTAGATGAGATAACAAGAATTGATAGAATGATTTTATCACATATGAATAAAAAAGTAACCCCCCGATTCCCCCTTGCTGAATTAGGAATGACAAGGGCGGATTGTAAAAAATGGTTGTGGGATAATTACCATTTAATTGTTCCCAAGTCTGCTTGTGTTGGTTGTCCATATAGAACGAACGAGGATTGGTTGGAAGTTAAAACGGATGTCGAGGACTTTAATTCAGCCATTGAATACGACCATCTAATTCGTAATGCAGTACCACGGAGTAAAAACGGTTGTTTTTTACATCCAACAAGAAGACCATTGGAAGAAGTCAATTTTGTTATACGAGAGCGACCTTCAAAATGGGATTCGGGGTTGGGCTTGTATAAACAGAGTAAACATTTGCTGTTTCTAAGAAACGTTGAGCATATGAATAAATAATAAGGCCTTTTTCTATAGTAATTTTTACCGCCGGCTGAAGTTCTATGCTATAATAAAGACGAGAAAAATGAACATAAATAAATAAAATTAAACAGGAGGAAAAATGAAGAGAGAAGAATTGGTTGCGGTGTTGAAAGCGGTTATGGTTGGGGTGGATGTTAAAAAATCATCGGACGGGTTCGATATATTTGTATTCAACACGGACCTGGTTAAAACATTTAATTATAATATTTCAGTTTCCCACCCATGCGCAACAGGGGTTGATTGTGCAGTTAAAGCCGACAGCCTCTTCACTGTTTTATCAAAAATGGAAGGGGAAGAAGTTTCTATCAAATTGGACAATCAAAAGTTGGTTGTGACCGATGGGAAAACAACCTTGAAATTATCTATTATTGAAGACCTTGTCTCGGCCCATATGGAAGCCTTGAAATTGGATGAATTAGAATGGAAGCCCCTTCCAAAAGATTTCATTCACGGGCTATCTCTTGTCGCATTCTCCGCCGCCAAGGACATCACTTTTGGTTCTCTGAATGGGGTTGGGATTTCTAATGAAGGATTGTTTTCATCGGACAATTGGCGTGCATCATGGTTCAAAATAAAAAGTAAGATCGAGCAGTTCGTAATCCCCGTTGCTTCAGCGTTCGATATTTGTAAATTCGAGAACCACACTCATTATGCTCTGAGCAATGAATGTTCGTGGTTCCATGTTCGTAATAAGGATGGGGTCATTATTAGTTGCCGTCTCCTTACAGCCGAGGATTTCCCGTTTGATGGAATTAAGACGTTCTTTACAGATAAGAAAGGTAAGAAATACAAGTTCCCGGATGGGATTGAGAAAACGTTGGAAAGGACCGGGTCCTTGGCAATGGAAGACCGGGTCAGCGGTGAATCTTTCATTTCAATTTGGGCGAGTAACGGCAAGTTGATTTGTCAAGGGGTAAAAGAATTTGGGGAGGTGACCGAGGAGCTAACCATTAAGAAAGACTCATTCCCTGCGAAAGCAAAGCTTGATATCTCTCACCGCTTCTTGCAAGAGGTCCTTCCTAAATCAAAGGAATTCCTCTTTGATGATAAAGTCATCGTTTTTGAACTGGAGAATTTTGAACACCTTATCACCACAATTGAGGTTTGATCATGGGGGGGCTCGGGTTCTTTAAGAAGTCAACCTCTTCCATTGGAAATTCTGTAACCAACCGGTCAAATGGCGGGTGCTCTGAGTGTGGGCTGGATAAGTTTTGCACTTCACCTTATATGAAAGTAACCGGTGAAGGGAGGAAGGAAGTGCTTATCCTTGCCGAGGCCCCCGGTGAAGAAGAGGACCGGTTGGGCACCCAATTAATCGGGAAAGCGGGTCAATTACTCCGTGGGAAACTTAGTTCCCACGGGTTGGACTTGGATAAAGATTTTTGGAAGATCAACGCTGTCAATTGTCGTCCAACGGACCCGAAGAAACACAAGGATAACCGTGAGCCTACGAAGAAGGAGATTCTTTGTTGTAGACCGAGAATTATATCCGTAATCCAATCTTTGAAACCAAAGATTATTTGGTGCATGGGGTCCTCCGCCTTGTATTCGCTAATGGTTGATAAATTTGAAAATGATAGGCTGGAAATAAGCTCTTGGAAGAGAACCTTAACCCCCGATGAAGAAACGGGGGCTTGGGTTCTTCCTTTGTTCCACCCATCAGCTTTATTACAAAACAAGGATGCTTGTTTGGAAGCCAATTTTGATCTCGATTTGAAATACGCTGTTTCAGCTCTAACTTTGGAAAGGCCAGAAATAGAAAAATTTAATGACTACGTGGAGATTGTGACAGACTTTAACCGAGCGATGTCTATTCTCAAAGAGGAACCGGAGAGCGTTGCCATTGACTATGAAACTTCGGGGTTGAAACCTTATAAAAAGGGAAACCGGATTTTGTCTATTGGGCTATCTTCATCCGAACACAAAGCGTGTGCATTCCCATTACAATACCCACATTGGGATGCTTCTCAACAAGAAGAATTATTAGATGCCCTAAGAAAATTCTTAACAAACCCAAAGGTAGAAAAGGTCGCTCATAATATTAAGTTCGAACATAAATGGGCAAAGAACATTCTTGGTGTTGAGACAACTCCGTGGTTATGGGATACATGTCTTGCGCAACACATTTTAGATTCAAGGAAGAACCATGCTGGGTTGAAATTTCAAGCTTTAATCCGGTGGGGCGTGGTCAACTACGGAAAACATTTAGAATCCCTGAAGACAAAATCTGGGCCGGATGGTTTCAATTCCCTTCACAAAGCACCGTTGAATGACTTGTTATTGTATAATGGCCTTGACGCATTATTCTGTTTCCGGTTATTCAAGAAACAGCCAAAAGAGCTCAGGAAAGGCAAATTATTTGATGCTTATGATCTATTACATGATGGCACCCTTTCCCTTTCTGATTCTGAAGACCACGGTATTTGTATTAATGAGGAGTTTTATAAAGAGAAGAAGAAAGAACTAATGCTTGAAGCAAAGGTATTGGAAGAACAAATAATGGATTGTGACCCAATAAAAGAGTTCACGAGACGGTTTGGAAGGACCCCAAATCTTGACTCACCACCGGATTTGAGGTCGATCTTCTTTGTCATCATGGGTGAGGTACCGAAACGGGTCACTGCGATCACCCAAGCCGCTGCTGTCACCGAGGAAGTCTTATTGGGAATGAAAAACGAGGTTGCGAAAAAGATAATTCAGAAAAGGAAGATTGAAAAGATAATCTCCACTTATATTGGGCAATTCGAGAGAGAAGTGATCAATGGGAAAATAAACCCTTTATTCTCCCTTGAAACAACAGAAACCTTTCGTTCCTCCTCTGAGAAACCAAATTTTCAAAACATTCCTAAAAGGGATGAAAAAGCAAAAAAGGCCGCCCGTTCTGGAATAGTGCCCCGCCCGAACCACTTCTTCAGGGAGGGTGATTACAAAATGCTTGAAGTCTGTATTATGGCCTGTTACACACATGACCCTGTTCTTATTCGTTATATTAAAGATAAAACATCCGATATGCACAGGGATCAAGCTATGCGTATATTCCAATTGCCTCAGGAGGGAGTAACAGACCAACTGCGTGGGATTACAAAAGGGGACTTTGTTTTTGCTCAATTTTATGGTGATTGGTATAGAACATGCGCAGAGAACCTTTGGGAGGATTCGAAAGAATTAACATTACATGACGGGACCCCGGTGCATGACCATTTATCAAATTGTAATATAGGAACAAGAGCTCAATTTGAAAAACATATTCAAGCTGTTGAAAACCATTTTTGGGATCTTTTAAGAGTATCCCGCGATTGGCGGGAAAGTGTTATTAAGTTTTACAAAGGGAAGGGGCATGTTGATTCCTTTTTCGGGTTTAGAAGAAGCGGGTATTTAAGACGAAACCAAATTTTCAACGCCCCGGTGCAGGGAACGGCATTCCATTGCTTATTGTGGTCTTACAATAAATTGCATGAATATATCAAAACCAACAAATTGGAATCGGTTTTAATTGGGCAAATACATGATGCAATCATAATAGATGTTAAACCGGAGGAGGGAGATGTTATCAAAAAAGCAATGAACCAAATTATGACAAAAGATATTCAAGGAGCTTGCCCATGGTTGATTGTGCCGTTGGAAGTTAAGATCACGGACGGGGAAATAAACGCCTCTTGGTCTACTATGTGAAAGGAAGGTAAAAAATGGAAACAAAACAGCAGCCCCTTCATTTGAAGTACCGGCCAGATTCGTTTGATAAACTTATTGGAAATAAGTCGATCATTGATTCATTACAGGGGGTCTTAGCCAGACCATCCGGTAAACCACACTCTTTTATGTTCACCGGGCCATCAGGGTGCGGGAAAACCACCCTTGCACGTATTTTGGGTAAAGAATTGGGAAGCTCTGAAGTTGATATTTATGAATACAACTCTGCAAACTTGAGGGGGATCGACACTGTTCGAGAGATTATTCAATTCGCTAAATACAAACCAAAACAAGGTCTGGCAACCACGTTCATTCTTGATGAATTTCATAGAACCACCGGTGACGCTCAAAATGCAATCTTGAAAATCTTGGAGGACACCCCAAAGCATGTATTCTTCATTATTTGTACGACCGACCCGGAGAAGGTCTTACCGACGATCAGGAACCGTTGTTCTTCCTACCAAGTACAATCTCTAACAACTCGGGAATTAACGGGGTTGCTCAAACAGGTTGCTACCTCTGAAAACGCTGAGCTTCCTGAAACGGCGTTTGTAGAAATAGCGAAAAAAGCAAATGGTTCACCCAGACGTGCGCTTGTTATTCTCGACCAAGTAATTGACATTCCAACAGACATTGAATTGATGAACGCAATTCAAAATGGGGTTGCATCAGAATCAGAGCTTATAGACATATGTCGTCTTTTAATAGCTAACCAAAGTAACAAATGGGCAACCATGTCTCCATTATTGAAAAATTTCCGTGGTGAAGCTGAACAAGCACGGTATGGAATCCTTGCTTTCCTATCATCTTCCCTGCTCGGTAAGGTGGATGATAGAATTGCAAATATGATCTCCATGTTTTCTGATAGTTATATGTATGTTGGGAAACCGGGGTTGATTAGGGATTGTTATTTTGCTTGCAATTTATTTACCGAGGCACCGAAACGTATGCTATAATAAGAATGAAAGGGGATCATATGTCGCAGGACTTCAAGGAAGATTGTAAGATAAATAAATATGATTTGGATGGTGAATGGGAAAGGCAACCTATCAACTTCCAACAATGGACGGAATCATTAGCGGATGCCATAAACGAGAAAGAGAAATTAAAAAGCAGGATGGACTTTTTATCAGCGACAATTGCGAAGAAAGTTCGTTCCAACCCCCGAGCATACGGGTTAGAAAAGGTTACGGATAAAGCAATAGAATCGATTATAACATTAGACCCAGACTTCTCCTCTTTGTCTGACCAGTTCATCGATGCGAATTATAATATGAATGTCCTCAAAGGAGCCGTGGGTGCATTGGAACAAAAGAGGGAGTCCTTGGCGTGGCTGTCTCGACTATTCCTCAAAAGTTATTATGGGGCCGTTCAAGAGAAAGATTTTGAATTTCCCGAAATTAAAGAACAGATGGATGATGTTGTTCAAGAACTTCACAGCCGAGGAATGGAGAAGAACGAGAGGCTGATTAAGTTGAGAGAAAGGAGGGGTAAGGATGGAAACAGTAATTGATGCTGTAAAATATATTCTTGCCTTCTTTCTTCTCTTGTTCCTCATAGGGGTGATAGTAAGAGTGGTATCAAAGGTGGTATTCAAATCCTTTTTTGAAGAAAGGGCGAAGTTTGTTATGACAATTTTTCAGGAGAAATCAAAAAACGAAAAGGAGGAAAAAAATGAAATTTGACCGAAACAAAGCACGTGAGGACCTTTTGGCGCAGACGCAACTTTCATTCCAGACCAAGGATTTTGCAGGGTTGGGTGCTTCTTATTTGAAGCCCCTGCCAAGACCTTCATGGTCGTGTAAAGAAGGTAAACATTTGATTGATATCATTCCTTGGATTGCTGGTGATAACTTTCCTAACCCAAAGGTCAAACCGGGGGCGTTCGTTTACCATTTGGATGTTTTCATTCATCGTAACATTGGGCCAACTGACTCCCAATTCCTCTGCCTTGCCTCTAATTTTCAGAAGAGGTGCCCCATTTGCGAGAAGCTGAAAGAGCTTCGTTTGGCGAGCGCGGAGAAGGAATTGATCGACGCTGTCCGACCTAAACGCAGAACGGTGTACAACATTGTATGCTTGGATACAAGCATGGAAGAAGAGAAGGGCGTCCAGGTTTGGGAACTTGCCCATTTCTTCATGGAACAGAAACTCGCCTCCCTTGCTGAGAGGCCAAGAACTGGTGGATTCGTTGGGTTTGCGGACCCGGATACGGGAAAGAGCATCTCTTTTGAGCGCAAAGGTTCCGGCTTTGAAAATACTCAGTTCCTTGGGCACCAATTTGTGGATCGTGAGGGGTATATCATTCCGGATGCGCTTTTAGAACAAGCTGTTCCGCTCGAGGAATTCCTTGTTATCCCCACTTATGATGAGCTCTACGAATCGTTTTACAATAAGAAACCGGCCCCTGATGAAGACGGGGGGGGCACACAACCAAGGCGCCTTATGCGGGGGCAGAAAACACCGGCCGAAGACAGCAACAACCCGTGTAAATTCGGTGGCGTCTTTGGTAAGTCAATTGATAACCTGGTACAATGTAATGAATGTGATTTGTATGATGAATGTGCAATTGCAAGCAAGGGTGAACCAGTACCTGTAGCACAGGAACAAACGTCCGGTACAAGACGGAGAGCTCCACAAGAAACGCAGGAAGCACCCGCCGCGCCAGCCCCCGCTGAGTCTACCACAAGGGTGAGAAGGAGGACACTGGCCTAATGATTAAAAAACGATCTGTTCCGGATAAAGTTCAACAGGTCGAAGAAACAATGGCTCCCAAACCACGGAAGGAAGCAAGGGGGCAAGATCGCCTTTTGCTTCCTTCCGGGAGCACCCTGTTGGATTTGGCGTTGTCGGACACTCCTGATGGGGGGTATATTCCGGGGAGTATGGTTAACATTGTAGGGGATAGCTCTGCCGGTAAAACATTTCTTCTTTGGACAACATTTGCGGAGGCCGCTCGTAATTTTTTGTTCAAAGATTACCGGTTCCTGTATGATGAACCAGAAACAGCTTTTTATATGAATATTAAAAAGCTGTTTAACTTAGAAGATAAAAAGATTGAATTATTGAAATCCCCAACTATTCAATCTTGGTTAAAAAACGTCATGGTAACGATAAAAGATAACATTCCTTTCATCTATGGGTTGGATTCATTTGACTCGGTCGGATCGGAAGAGGAGAGAACAAGGTTTGATGATTTAGTAAAAAAGGGTGAGGCTTCTGGCAGTTATAAGACAGAAAAAGCCAGAATGTCCGGTGAATTATTCCGGGTGATTGTTGACCACCTAAGTAAAACCAAGTCCATCCTTTTTGTTATATCACAGACGAGAGACAACATTGGGGCGACATTTGGGGAGAAGAAGATTCGTTCTGGTGGTAATGCCCTGCGTTTTTATTCAACGCATGAGGTGTGGTTGCATATAAAGGGGCACATTAAAAGAAGGGAGCGGGATGTTGGGGTTGATATTATTGCCCGTGTAAAAAAGAATAAACTTACTGGTAAATTGAGGACCGTTGAATTCCCCATTTATTTTGATTATGGGGTGGATGATGTTCTGTCCTGCATCAACTGGTTAGTTAATGAGAAGTTTTGGGGCAGGAAGATGGGGGTTATTAATACGTGTGGCGATTTTATTGATGCAAAGGAGGAGGAACTCATTCAATATATCGAATCTAATAACCTTGAGCCAAAGCTAAAATCCATAGTAACTGAAAGTTGGAATGAAATAGAAAGGAGCATCGCAACGAATCGGAAACCAAAATTCTGAAAGGACGGAAAATGATTCTTGTTCTGGATTGTAATGGGATCTGTCACATGGCTCGGCACGCCATGAAAAATTTCACTTACGAAGAGAGACAAGTCGGGGTCATTTTCGGGTTCATGAGGCAATTGTTGTCTCTGTCAAGAAAATTTGATTCCCCGTCTTTTGTTTTCGCATGGGATTCACAATTTTCCTTTCGTAAAAAAGAGTACCCATTGTATAAAGAAAACCGGAAAAGTAATAAAGACCCGAACGAAAGAGAGGAAGATAAAAACGCATTCCGCCAATTTGATACGCTCCGCGATGAAATCCTTCCATACATAGGGTTTAAAAATAATTTCCAACAGAAGGGCTACGAGGCAGATGATCTAATTGCCTCCGTAGTTCAATTGAACGTTGGGGATTTTGTGATCGTATCAATGGATACGGACCTCCTTCAGTTATTAAACACCCGGACGCAGATTTATAACATCAGAAAAAAGGAGTTGTATGGGGTACGAGATTTTACGAAAGAATATAACACGCCTGTGCATAATTGGCCTCTCGTCAAAGCTATCGCTGGGTGCCCAACAGATAACGTCGAAGGGGTGCCCGGAGTCGGAATTATAACAGCAGTAAAATATATCAACGGAGAATTGAGCCATAGCTCATTCTCTTATAGAAACATTGTTACCAACTGGGACAGTATTGTTGAACGGAACAAGCCCCTTGTAACTTTGCCGTATAATGGACTTCGTGTTAATTTAGCCAATGGTAAAGACCAACTGTCCTTATCAAACTTCATTGACGTTTGTACAGATTATGGGTTTGCTTCCTTCCTTGAACATAAGGCTCTCCAAGATTGGAGGGAACATTTATTCAATATCAAATAAAGGGGGTCTTTAATGAGCAAAGGGACAACGGTTGTTCATTGCAAAAAAGAATCGTTTGATGTTTACATTGGACGCCCATCAATATGGGGGAACCCATTCATCGTTGGTAAACATGGGACACGGGAGGAAGTCATTGAAAAGTTCCGTTTTTACTTACTCAATGACCCTCTATTGAAGTCACAACTGATGGATTTGGATGGTAAAACTCTTGGCTGTTGGTGTAAACCGCAGCCTTGTCATGGTGATGTTATTGTGGAAGTTATAAACCAAATCAAAAAGGGTGAGTTCACACTATGATAAATTCAATATCAATATCAAATTTCCAATCTCATAAAAAAACGTGCATCATATTTGATCAAGGGGTTAATGTTATTACCGGGGTTTCCGATTCCGGTAAATCTTCTATTTTAAGAGCCCTTTTGTGGGTGATTCAAAATAAGCCGTCTGGAGACGCAATAAAGAATTGGGATTCCGGGGAAGAGCCCGTCACTGTTAATATCAAGACCGGGGAATTTAGTATTACTAAGACTCGAGAAAATGGTAAAGTCATCTACTACCTATCTAACAGCGACGATAATGAAGGGCGTAAGAAATTTGAGGCTGTTCGAAGTGATGTCCCAGAGGAGATTGAAAAAGTATTAGCTATATCCGATTATAATTTACAGACTCAGCACGACCCGTATTTCTTATTGAAAGACTCACCGGGGGAGGTGGCTCGAAAACTTAACGAATTGATAGGTTTGGATATTATTGATAAAATATTTAAGAATCTCAATTCTAAGATACTATCTACGAGAAGGTTCATTGATGAACAAAAAGAATCGTTGGAGAGGTTAGAGAAGGAAATTGACTCGTTAGCCTACTTGGATTCCTTGTCTGAACAGGTGGATTTATTATTACTTCTTGCGCAAAAGCATGAAAAAATAACGACATCGGTTACCGCCCTGCAAAATTGTGTAAAAAGCTATACAGAAATCGAAAGAGAAGAAGCGAAGCTTGAACGCATCTTAAAATTACAAACCCCCTGCGAGCACTTGTTAAAACGGATTGAAGAAGGGAAAAAATTGTGTGGGAAATTGGACTCGCTTAACTCCATCATTAATCAACTTGAAAAAGTAAATTGTAGCATGGCAGAAGAGTCGGAATGGTTGAAAGTGGAACAGCCAGAGAAGGAACTGAAGAAACTAATTGATTCATCTACTTCTATTAAAACGACCATAAAAATGTTGTCGTCGATCAAAGAGCAGTGGGAATCTTTTGATGAGAAAAGCCGTGTTCTGTCCACCAAATTAGTATCCTTTATCGCATCGTATAAGAACATATTGAAAAAGAATAAAATCTGTCCCCTCTGTCGTACTAAAATTAATGACGAGGTAATAAGGAGAATAACTTTATGAAGCTCCTAATTCTTGGTGATTTGCACCTCACAGATAAACAACCTGAAAATAGAATTGATGATTACAAAGCGACTTGTATTCATAAATTTTGGTTCATACTTAATACAGCAAAAGATTATGGCGTAGATGCAATTCTTCAACCTGGAGATTTTACAGATTCGCCTAATTTATCGTATGAAATGTTTAGTGAGATCCTTGAATGCTTCGAAGGACTCAACATTCCAATCATTACAACTTTTGGCCAACATGACATGAAATTCCGTAGGAAAGAAAATACAGTTTTGCACGCATTACACTCTGCGCTTGGAGATGATAGATTTGAAATTCTCTGCCGAGAATATATTGACGGAATTGAACCGGAAGAAGACAATATTGCTATTCAAGGTGCTGCATACAATGATCCTATTCCTGAAGTTCCAAAGAATGACAGATTCAATGTTCTGCTTATCCACAAAATGATTGTTAATGAAAAAGATCAGAAGTGGAAAGAGCAGTATGACTTTGCAAATATTTTCCTCATGAAAAACAAGTTTGATTTAATTGTGAGTGGGGACAATCATTTGCCTTTCATTGCTTCAACAAGAGACAAACAAAGGCATTTGATCAACTGTGGATCGATGATGCGAAGCACCATCGCACAGATAGAACACGAGCCCTTCATCGTTCTGTTTGATGTGGACGAAAGGTCGTATGAAAAGATATTCATTCCAATTCAACCAGCAGAACAAGTATTCAAGCTGGAACAAATAAAAGTGGAGAAAGAAAGAGATGATAAAATAAAAGCATTCGTTGCTGGTTTATCGGAACAGAAAGAGATGGGAATGTCTTTCGAGGATAATTTAGTTAGATATATCAGAGATAATAAAGTGAATAAAAAAGTGGTCACCATTATAGAGGAGGCAAAACAATGACAACGTATAAAATCCGTTTGGACACCAGAACATGGGGCCGGAAGAGCCGTCGTTTACAAGACTTCTTCTATTATTTAAGAAAGCTCTTGAAAACCGCACGTGCGACGGGAATGTCGATGACCGATTACCACGAGAAAGAAGGGTATGCCTACATAACATTAGACAGGAGATAGATCATGGAAGACATCTTGAAGGACCTTGAAGAATTGGACAAACAAATTGGGGAAGCAAAACGAACACTCGCTGTTTTTGAAGGTAATAAACAGTCTTTATTAAAAAGGTTGAAAGAGGAATTCAATTTGCATACTATATCCGAAGTTACCAAAGAGCTTGCAAAATTGGAAAAGGAGAACATTGCTCTGACCAATACTATTCAAGAAAAGTACAATGATTTGAGGGCTTCTTATGAATGGTGAGTGGAAAGAAGAATTGCCCCGAATGCGACGGCATATTGACCAAGAGATCGGGCGTCGTGCTGCGCTTATGAAAGAGCATCTCAAAGTGGGGGGCGCTTTAGAGAAAAGCACGGAGTATTTTGAAAACGCAAATATGGCCCGCTCCGTTGTGCAAAGTGTCGCGGAGGCCACTCAGAAACACATTGAATTTCATATAAGTTCAATTGTTACAATGGCTTTACAATCCGTATTCCCAGACCCCTATACATTTGAACTACGATTTCTTCAGCGAAGGAATAAAACGGAGGCGGATTTAATTTTCATAAAAAATGGTAATGAAACGGACGACCTCTTAAACGCAGGCGGGGGCGGCCCCGCGGACATTGCTTCTTTTGCACTTAGAATAGCCCTTTGGAGTATTAAAAAAACGCAACCAGTTCAAATATTGGATGAACCGATGCGTTTTGTCAGTAGGGACTTGCAAACCAAAGTTTCCATGCTGATGAAAGAACTAAGTGATAAACTTGGGGTGCAATTTATAGTGGTTAGCCATATACCCGAATTATGCGGTGAGGCACATAATATCATTAAAATAGAAAACTCGGGCGGGGAATCAAAAATCCTATTGGAAAGGTAACGAAATGATCCATTTGTTTGGGGACAGTCATATCGATACTCTTGCCCAAGCAAGGCCAGATATTTTTGTAAAACATGGGGTCATCTCCTTTTCCGCGTATAAAGCAGGGAATATAATCGCTTTCGATTCAGACATACAAAATCATCTCTCTACAATTCCAAAGAATTCTAAAGTACTTGTATCATTTGGGGAGATAGATTGTCGTCGTCATATCATGAAATTTGTAAAAAGGCTCGACAAACCTATCAAAGATGTTGTGGCAATCAATATTGGAGGTCTGAGAAAAGTATTCATCTATCTACAAAAGAAGCATAAATTGGCTGCATTTGCCCCTTACCCCTCCCTATTATCTCCACACATCCCGTCTGATACACCAGAGCTTTATGAAGGAACATGGGGGGATGTTCTTGAAGTCAAAGCAGAGTTCAATGATCAAATGAAAATATTATGTGATGAAATGGGGGTGTTCTTTCTTTCTGTATTCAAGGAGTATAGGGAAGGAAGATGGTACACTATGCAAGATCCTTACTATCGTGATCCTACTCACCTGAGTGAATATGTGGTTCCTTTGATTGTAAAGAAGCTGGAGGGATTTTGACATGGGGGTGATTCGTAAAGTGCTTGCAAAGTCAGAAGGTGGTAACACTTTCTATTACAAAGACAGCCTTCGCATAGAACAAGCAGAGTTTGTTCATTTGCATTGGAGAGATGTTCGTTTGGTATTGAATGAACAACAATTCGCCTTTCTTATTCAGTTCATCAACAAAGCGGATAAAGTGTGGAATGGATATATTGGAACAGAAGATACTGTTTTATCAACAGCAGAGATTCCTGATGGGGTTATCTTTGATAATATAATCTCTATCGAAGAGCAAGAGAATGGAGATGTTCATTTTCACTACCAAGACATGAGAATTGAACTTTCCAGAATCATGTTTGTTCACTTGGCTGATCTGTTTATAGAAGCGAGATCTCGATTGATGAGAGGTGACGAATGAAATTTGAGATGGTGGACATTGGTCTTATCTACCCTTTTGACGGAACTCATTTTGCTGAAAAGGAGCTTTGGGATCAAGATGATTATGACTTTCACCAGGAAGGAATTGTTTACATCAAGGGGGTTCTGAAGACAGAGCCTGTTCTTCCGATCGCTGTCCGTCTTTCTGAAAATCTGCCGTTCGGTAAATACGAACGACTTGATGGGTTCAAAAGGTTTATGGCAATGAAGGAGTCGGGGTATAGAAAGATCCCTTGCTTCATTTATGATGAGTCAGATGGGGATATTGTCACCCCCGGAATGCAGCATGGAATGTCACTTTATTACAGATTAAAGGAGGCAAAATGAGATTACAGGAGATCATCAATTTCTTCAAACCAATTCAAGGAGCAATCAGCGTAGCCGAAGCTGTTGCCATGTATTATACGATATTAAACAACTGCAAATTGAAATTCCAATATGCGGCCGATCTTGGATCTAACTTTGGTAAATCTTCGTGCATCGCTTCCGCTGCCCTTTCTGATGCAGGAATAGAAGGTGAGTTTCATCTTGTCGATCCCATCTACAATCAGAAGAACCCAGACTTATCAGAAACGATAGGCACACATGGTCATAATCCCTATTATGACTGGCCTGATTTTTGTGAGAGAACGCTCTCCCATGTTTCAAAGTTCTCTCGTATGAAGCCTATTTTGAACCCTGTCCCTTCAGTTAGGTTCCTTGAAACCTGCCCAATGCTCGGGTATGTATTCATTGATTCAGATGATCATAACGACATTACAATTCAGAAAGAACTTTCCATTGTAGATAAAAAGCTACTTGTTGGGGGGATATTGGGGTTCCATGATTTTGGCAATCAATGTGTGGCCCCAAAGGAAGCCGCATACAAATTGATTGAGTCTGGATCTTATGAATTATTACCGATTGATTGGGATTACGTTTTGTCCATCGCTGATTCTTTGGGGGGTGAAGAAGGAAATCAATCATGGCATATGACCCACTTGAAGAACCCTATTTATGTTGGTTTTCTGAGGAGAATAAAATAATTTATTACTTAAATACCGAAGGGGGGCTTATGAAACCGATAGTTGGAGTTTGGGGGTGTGGGGTAGTTGGATCGAATACGGCGAATCTGTTTGAACGACTTGCTGATGCCCGAGTGAACGTCCTCAAGTATGATAAGTACAAGGAAGGCACTTGGGATTCTCCGGATCATCTGATAGATAACAGCGATTTTATTTTTGTCTGTCTCCCGACCCCAATGAAGTCAACAGGTGAAATTGATCTTTCATACATAGATTGTTGTCTCTGTGAAATAGCAGACAGACTTCCGAAAAGAAATCATAAAATCATCATCATTCGTAGCACTTCTGTTTCTGGCAGTTCAGACAAGTTTGCAGATAAATACTCCTCTCTCAACATCACTTTTGTGCCAGAGTTCCTAACAGAAAAAGATCCGTGGCAGGACACAGTTCATGCAACAAGGGTTGTGATTGGGGCCACTGATCCTGTGACTTTCTTTACGATAAAATCATTATTCTATCTTGCTTATGGTGATCAAGTTGATTATATCCACATGACCAGATCTGAAGCAGAAATGTATAAATATGTGTGCAATACACTTCTTGCTATGAGTGTGATGGCTGCGAATGAGATCTTCTTTATTTGTACTTTTCTTGGAATCAACTATCAGAAAATCCAGGAGAACCTTCGTTACGATCATAGAATCAGTAAGTTCACTCAGGTTCCCGGCAGCGACGGAGACTTCGGCATAGGAGGCAAATGCTTCCCGAAAGACATCGCCGCTCTTGCCCATCTTGCACAAGAGAACGGGTACGAACCTAAGTTATTGAATGAAGCAATCAGCATGAATCTTCGCATACGAAAGAAGAAAGACTGGTTAGAGATTCCTGGTGCTGTTTCTGACTGCACTTTTACAAAAAAGGAGTTTTAATATGGCGGAGATAACTTTAATTCACCCAGGTAGCCCCTTTTTGATTGATCAAAAAACATTCCCCCCTTTGGGTATAATGTATTTATCATCAATGGTGAAGAAATTTCATTTTTCCGTCGAATGCAGGGACGTTGGTCTTGATCAGACAATTAATAATATTGAATCAAATATTGTTGGCATTTCTTTTACTACAGCACAAAAAGACGAAGCTTTTGAAATCGCACGAAACTTAAAAGGTAAAACATTAATCGCGGGCGGAGCACACCCATCTCATGACCCGACCAGTTGTATAAAAAAAGGGTTCCAGTTTGTCATTAAAGGGGAGGCTGATTACCAATTACCAATTCTTGACACGCAATTATTGAGAAAACGGGTGACCAAATTCCCTGATAATATTATCAAAAGCGTGGACCCAGTTGACATTAACATCATCCCTTTCCCAGACAGGGATGTACTTCCAATAAAAGATTATAAATACCTAATAAATGGGGAACCAGCAACCACCATCATGACCTCACGCAGTTGCCCATTTTCATGTTCTTTTTGTTCAAAAATAAGTTCTTCATTCAGAATGCAATCAGCATATAGAACCGTCAATGAAATACGAGATATAAATCACAAATATGGGTTCAAAGCATTCATGATATTTGATGACGTTTTCATTGCCGATATTGACCGTCTACGTGAAATTGTATGGCTATTAAAAGGAAAGGATTTTATTTTCCGTTGTTTCGGCCGGGCGACAATGCTCACAGAGGAAGTTTGTGATCTCTTACAACAAATGAATGTTGTTGAGGTGGGTGTTGGGGTAGAAAGCGGGTCTGAAGAGGTCTTGAAAAAGAACATGAAAAGAACCTCTGTCGAACAAAACACGAGAGCGATAAATAATCTGAGAAACTATGGAATACGCTCAAAAGCATTTATGATTATAGGGCTGCCCGGTGAGTCTCATAAAACGATTGATGAATCAAGAAAGTGGATTGAAGCAACCAAACCAGATGACATTGATTTCTCTATCCTCCAAATATTGCCTGGGTCCGATATCTACAAAAATCCACGAAAGTATGATTTATATTCTGAGAGAACACACACTCCTTTATGGTATAAGGGAACCCCCGGTCAATACGTGAGTTCGTCCCACACAAAAGAATTATCAGCAGATGAACTTATCGCTATACGTGATCAATTTGAGAATCAATATAAAAATAAAAGCTTGCTACGCTAAATTTACCGCCATCTTGGTTGGTATGCTATAATAGGAGTGAAAGGGGGAAGTTATGGCTAAAGGGGGGAGCTTCGAGAGGGAAATCGCCAGAGATCTTTCTTTGTGGTGGTCATTTGGAAAGAGAGATGATATTTTCTACCGCTCTCATGCCTCCGGTGCACGATTCACACAAAGGAAGAAAGCAGGGAAGGACACAGCATATCAAAGTGGGGACATCACTTGTTCTGACCCTGATGGGAAAGATTTCATTGATCGATTCTCTGTGGAATGTAAGACAGGGTACGGAAGTAAATCGAAGAAGGGAGTTGTGAGATGGGACATTCTGGATCTTATCGACTCGAAACAAAAAGAGACCGTCTTCAATAAAATGTGGAAGCAGTGCATAAATGATGCCATTTCTTGTGGGAAAACCCCCATCCTCATTTTCAGAAGGAACCAAAGATCACCCTGCATTGTCTTTAAGAACGCCCTATTCAATAAAATAGTTGATTTTTTTAATGCCCCAACAACTTCATTTATAAGGGCTGATGGATTGATTATAATGAATCTGAAGGACTTTTTTGAATGGTGTCCTGATATTAGGGTGATTGTATGAGCGAGAAGAAATTGAAACCAAAAAAAATTCACCCCGTGATTGTTAAATGCCCTAAGTGTGGGGAAGAGAGAACTGAAATGATGGAATTTGTCCCCAGTGTGAAGCCAAGAATTTTCTGTGCGGTTTGTGATTATTTGCGTTATAGTAATAGTGAAGATGAGACAATATACAATATTGTTTGAGGAGGAATTATGATAAACAGGAAGTTTGCAGACTCAGATGAGAAGTTCAAACAAGCGTGTGAAAAAGTTGGGCTTCCTTTCTCTCGAAGAGGAAAAGCAGATCATTCAAAGCTCGGGCTTCGTAGGCAGGCTTCAAAATGGAAGAGACAGAAAGGGCTTGCTTATAAAGAAGGGAGATTTTGATGTTTAAGGGTGGGCGCGAAAGCGTGATGAAGTCGGATAACAGCGGGAGGTAAGCGTATCCATATCCCGGCCAATCCGGCCCCGCCCGATCTTTGAAAGGCTGGTAGTGGCGCAACGATGATAGCCAATATGAGTCCTCGCTACGGTGTGGCATTGCAGGAGAATCGCCTGCCTACCAGCCCCTTTAGGAGGGAGAGATGGATAACAACCGAAGGTTCGCGGAGCTGGCGGGGATTAGGTGGTACCACGAATACCCACATAGTGCTGATGAGCTGAATCCCGACTACACCGATGCAAGGGAAGTGCTGAGGGTGATGTATAACACGGAGGAATACGGGCCGTTCCTTATATACTTATGGGGGACTCAACACATACAGGCAAATGATGTTCTTGCTGTCGCATCCGTGCCCTTGTTCTATGTCCTCGACACCACAGGCAAGCTCCGTGATCTGGCTATCGCGTGGATGGAGGGGGGGAAGGAGGCCGGGGGATGAGTTACTGTAGCGTATGCAAGCAAGACCATGAAGGGACAGGCTGTCCGATGCACTACGATCAGGATATGCCCATCTATAATCAGGCGATGGATACGGTGGACCAACTGAAAGCCGCCCTTGCGGAGAAGGATGAACTGTTGAGACACCGCGATGAGGGAATGCAAGCGAGCATCGACTCTCTGTGTAACATCCACGCTAAGGCCATTGCAGAAAAGGACAAGACGATCCTCCATTACGAGGTTAATGTGTGCCCTGAATTAGAACGGCAGATCGCTACCCTGGCCGCCGAGAACGAGCGACTAAAGAAGGTTCCGATGAAGTATCGGAGAATGGAATATAACGCTCAGTTGCAAGCCCGTGTCAAGGAACTGGAAGAGGCCAACTCTCAATTAGCGGGAGCCACAGAAAAGCCTCCATACAAGCGAGATTTAATCGAGGCGTTGGAGGATGTAATTGCCAATCATACGCTGAATGGCGTCGTGGCTACCATGTATTGCCAGGGTTGTATAGATGATTTCGATGTGGCCAAAGCCGCCCTAAAGGGAGCCGAGGAACCCTTTTCCACAAACATTGGCGATTGCGGATATGTAGCAGAGTGCAGAAAGGTTATGGAATTGACCGCCGAGAACGCCGACCTCAAGAAACGGATACAGGGGATGCTCGATGCGGGGAGGGAGTGATGAACCCATATTACAACGCCGTTCATTATTACACATTTCCTAAGTGGCATTGGATGTTTCTTTGGATGTTCCCCACCTATGCCGCCATGGATAGGGACACACTTATGTTCTACAAGGTGATCTTCAAGAGAATCTATATTGTAGGAGAGGCCGCAGCTCCGTGGAGGAGAGAAAAATGACTAAAAATATCATGTGGGCAGTTCGCTGCAATTATCCTGAGTATGGGGATAGCCAACTCATCGGTTGGGGATGGGATAGGGGAGTAAATGCTCCGATGTCAAAATCTCGCAGATTTGGAACAGCTCTTTATCCTTCCCGTGAATTGGCAAGAAAGTTACTAAAAGATGTCAAAAGAGCATATCCGAGAGCAACTGTTGTAAAAGTCGCCATTATTGAAGTTCCTATGGCAAAAGGATATTCCGCATCAAACGGAAGCTGAAAGAAGCGAGGAGGGAAAGATGAAACTTAACGGTTCTGCATATTGCCCTGATTGTGAAGAAGTATTCCCTTACAACCGATACGGCTGCCCCAGTTGCACCAATCGTTCTACTGTCCCACTTAGTCGTATCCTGTTTGCAAAGGAGGTTAAAAATGGTGAGATCAATCATGTTGATAATGTCAGTGATGGCGGTGATGGTGGTGGGCTTCCTTCAAAGCCAACTTGTGATCCCCGTGGACATCTCGACCCGACCTTGCTCTGTGACGCTGAAAATGGAAAAGATGGGGTATCCGAAGAAGCTCGCTTCTTCCATCAAATTGTCCGCGTCCCAGACGATGTTATCCCCGGAGCTACTTATTGCATTGATGAAGACGGAAAGCTCATTCGATCCAAAATCGATCTCGTCGAAGGGATACAAAGGTCTGATGCAGATACCGTATCCGATCTATGATCCGGATACAAACATTCTGATTGGGGCAAAGATACTGCGTGAGAAATTGGCGTTGACAAACGGCAACTTGGAACAGGCGATAATTCTGTATAAGGGGTATGCAAATGATCAAGCTCGCGGAAGGATTCAAGCTCGGAAGGTGCTCAGACTTTATCGCCAATTGCAGGAAATGGAGGTCTGAGATGAAAGAGAAACTTGGAATGTGGGTTCTGATTGCTTTTCTGATAGGGATTGCCATCGGCGGATATGGCATCTACCAATTCAATGATTGGCAAATGTCGAAGACTGTCAAGATGGGGGTCTTCATTCATGCTGACAGAGTTTACGAAGTGAAGGAGAGGTTGTGATTATGTTAAACAAAAAAGAGCTGGAACAGATTGATGCTTTTTATGCTGACATGAATAACATTGAATGGGTAAAAGTAGAAGTTGAGTGTCCTGAGTGCGGGTATAAAGGAGAAGAAATGTTAGAGAAAGGATTTGAATGAGTTTTATGGAGCTGCCCAGTTTGCGGTAGCGAGGAGCCTTACGATACAACGTAACAATTATAAGAAGGAGCGACTGTAATGGTGACTGTTCAAATCATGGAAGACAATGAGTGGAGAATCTACAGCAGACACAACAACAAAGACTTTGCTATGATCAATGCAGAGACCATACACAGCACTCGTGGGTGCGCTGTCAGAGTGATCGAAGCAGGGAAGATCATACATTCTGCTGGTGAAAAGGAGAAGTGACAATGAATATCATCGAATTTGATGAAGAGTGCAAAAGTTGTGAGGGAACTGGTCTTTATATGGGACTGGCCGAAAGAAACGGAGCAGCAATTGTCTGTTCTGACTGCGAAGGAACAGGACGCTGTCATGTAAAGATAGAGTATGAAACCTTTACACAAAGAAAGAAAAGGACTTCAGCAAAAAGAGTTTATCAAACAAACCCCGGAATAGTGATTGGGGAAGGAAAAGGTCTTTCTCTCGAAGACTTTGGCGGGATGCCTCTGTCTGATTGGGAAGAAGGGAAACCATTCCCGCCTAAATCTGAGAATAGAAAATATACATGCCCACGCTGGTGGTATCAAAGTGCCAACTACAAGAAACAGCCAAAGTGGGAAGAGTGTTACTCATCTATGGGAACTGTTTTTTCAAAGTGCAAACATTTTCCGGATAGAGAATCGTGTTGGGAAAGATGGGACGAGATGCAAGAAAGGAGACGTGTATGAAACTCATAATAGATTTGGCGCAGGATTCTGATAACACCTATCCCGGGCATCTTATAATGCATGATCCAACGGATTCCGATTTTGTGTTTTTTGAATTGGAGTCTCCAGAAAGACGCATCGCCGTAGAAAAGAATGACCTTTTGAGACTACTACGTGTAATTGTGTAGATAGGAGGATATGTATGAGCGAAGTGATTTCAATCTGCACACAAATAGCAGCGGCAAAAGGTGATGAAAAAGCATATCGTGAATATGTGGATGCCATGAAAGAAAACATTAAGTTTGGTTCCCACTATGTTGCTCCTTGTCATCATGAGCCTGTGTGTGAAGAACCAACTGAGGAGCAAATTAAGTTGTTTGAAGAAAAATTAAGTAAGGAAGATTGGCCGGAATATGACCCTGATTATGATGAATAAGTTTTTGGAAGACGTGATGTTGAGATTATTGATTAAGGAGAGATGAGTTGTATGGATACCATATATGATAAACTAATGACTGCTGATGAATCAGTTAAGTTTCGCCAAAACTGCAAACATGAGTTTTCCAGGTATGAGGAGGTGGACTGCATAAAATCAATAACCACTTGTTTATTATGCGGGCATCAATGGTATCCCAAGATAGAAAACAAGGGAGTCTGTCGAGAAGGAGGGAGATAAAAATGGGGAAAGATATAGCAGAGGTATTGAGAAACGCACTCAGGCAAGCAATCTTAAATATCGTGTGGTGTATGATAATTGCTTTGGTGATATACCTCATGTTTCAGTCTGGCATTCTGCCGGACAGATTGCTTCAAAGAATAGATCCATCATACTGGGAGCTGTTTTTTGTAATTCTTTTTGTCAACATGATTATTAAACCTGAGGCAAAAAGTGAATAACAGGAGGGCAAGATGAAAAAAGTTATCGTTCTTGCAAATGGAGAGAAGCGTGTTATTGATATAGCATATCATAGTTGGAATGTATGGGATGGAGGACATTGTGTCCTGTCTATTTATGATGAAAAAAATAATTGCATAGGAGAATTTATCAATCCACAAGCGGTATTTGACTCCAAGGATACTCTCCATAAAAACAGCCCTGCTGCTCTTGATGTTGATGCTCAACAGTCTTTAATTGTTGATTTGTGGATGGATGCTTTTAAGAAAAATATACATGGTCTTCGTACTATAATTGGGAGATGAAAGATGTATGCCTCTCCTCCCGAACTTCAGCGAGACGGCAGGAGAGGTAAAGGAGAGGAAGTTCCTCTCCGGCCAGTGCGGGTGAACGCAAGCACTCGCACTGGCTTTACAAAAGGAAGGAGGAAGGTATGCACATATTTCATAAATGGACAAAGTGGGGGAAAGTTAACATAGTAAAAATGATCCATGTTAGTGATGATGGTGAAACTACCGTTATTCCCTATACAAAAAGGACACAGCAACGGACTTGTGAGAAATGCGGGAAGATTCAGGAACGGTATGTGGAGGAGATATGAAACTCAAAAGAATTACCGCTTATACAGAAGTTGTAAATGAGCTAAAACCCTATACGAGAAATATCTATATTGAAGATGGTGATTTATGGATTAGGGTTGAAACCAAAGGAGATGCGGAGTCTGAGACTCTCGTTGACGCAGATTATTGGAATATATCAGAATTGAATGATTTTCAGAGGGTGTTGGATGCAAGGAGGAGGGCATGAAGATTTTGAGGAACATAGCGGATGACGTTTGTGCATTTGGGCAGAGGAAACCATTAGTCTCTGATTATCATTATCCTCGATTGATTGTAGGGGTAATTGACGCAATTTGGATTGTTGGATTGTTTCTTCTGATAAAAGTGCTTTTGAATCCGAAGTTTTGGCATATGTAAGGAGGGGTTAAAATGGAAAGTCCGCTTGAAGTATTGAAAAAGTTAGACGAGATTGTTAACTGGGATGGAAGTGATGAAGATGCAGAAAAAGCAATGGATGAAGGAGGAGAATGTTGTAAATGGTGTGGAACTTGTCATGCGGAAATGGTTGGTATATTGTTGGGGAAGATAGCTAAATCTGTTGAAGAAATGGATTTAGATATTGGATTTGCTTACAAGAAAATTATTAAAAATG